GTTCAGCATGCAGTCGGCGTGGTGATAGGAGATGTAGCCCATGCCGCCGGAATCGGCCGCGAGATGGTAGATCACATCGCAGCCGTCGGCGGCGCGCTGCGCGCTCCCGCGCTGCGACAGGTCGCAGCGATCCCGGTTGTCCGCATCCGGGTGGACCTGCTTCCACTCGCCCAGCGGCCGGATGTCCGCCGCACGGACCTCATCACCGTGATCCAGCAGGGCCCTGATCAGGTGGCCGCCGATGAAACCGCCGCCTCCGGTGATCAGGGCGCGCATCATGATCCTCCCGGTATCAGCTCTTTGAGCGCGACGGCCCAGTAATCCGCGTACACGCGGTCAGCATCGTAGCGCTGGGCGAAGGCGACGGCCTGCTCCCGCTTCCCGGCGGCCTTCTCGTATGCCTGCTCGTACGCCTGCGTGATGGATGAGATGAACGGAACGCGCCAGAAAGCGTCGTGGCCCCTGTTGAACGCCGGCTGGCCCTGCACCAGCCACCCGGCGCCGCACAGCTCCGTCATCGACGAGCAGTCCGTCACCGCCACCGGCGTGCCCACGGCGAGGGACTGCAGGATGGCCAGCCCGAACCCCTCCCCGTAGGAGCAGTTGGAGCACAGGTCCAGGAGGCCGTGCCAGTCCGCCATCTGGGACTCCGGGATCAGCCCGGCCGCGATCTGGTACTGGTCCCCGACCATCACCTGACGGCCGATGCCCAGCTCGCCGATCAGCTTCGCGAGGTTCACGCCCTGCCGGGTCTGCGCCCGGGAGTGGATCAGCATCAGCGCGTCGTCGTGGCGCTTAGCGAACTGCGCGAACGCGGCGAGCTGCTCCCCGAAGCCCTTGCGGAACGGGTCCTGGTTCGCGGCGTTGATCCCGATCACGAACCGGCCGTCCATGCCCAGCGCCTGCCGGGCGGCCTTCCGGTCCGCCAGCGGCTTCCACACGGACAGATCGAGCGCGTGCGGGGCATACAGGGCGTCGTAGCCCGCGTCCCGCAGCATCGCCTCCCCAAACCGGGACATGGCTACCGGCCTGCCGGGGCCGGCGTCGAGGATCCGCCGGTCCATCGACCCCAGCGGGGAGCAGTCCACCGGCATCCAGTGCGCCACGTTCATCCCGGCGAGCCGGGCCGGGTCCAGGATCCACGCGTCCATCAGCGTGATCAGCAGGTCGGCCCGGAAGTGCTGGTAGTGCAGCGGCAGGATGTCCTGGGAGTACGCGTCCTCGGACGAGCCGGGGTAGGTGACGACCCCGTCCGGCCCGGTGATCGGGATGCCCTGCAGCCCGTGGAACGCGGCGAAGGCCACCTCATGGCCGTTCTTGCGCAGCACGCGGGCGAGCAGGTCACCCTGCGTTCCGTAGCCAGCCCTCTAAAGAGGGGCACCAGGGCGCGTTCCCGTACACCAGTAGCCGACTCATATAAGCATCACCCCCCGGCGGGCGGCAGTTACCGCCCCAGGATGCCCGCAGTCCTGCGGGCTCACGGGCATGGACATCAGGGCCGGAGCGGGGCCGCCGGCTAGAACCCGGTCTGTCCCGTAGCGGTGCTGAGCAGCCACGCCACGGAGGCGGTCCCCGAGCCCGTGATCGCCGTCACCGAGCCGCCGAGCCCGCCCGGGTAGCCCTGCAGCACCATCGGGGGCACCAGGCCGGAGGGCAGCGGGAAGCCGTTCAGCGTGGTCAGCGACCCCGGCCCGGCGATCCCGATGTACACCGGCGACGCCGTGCCGGCGTTGGCGAGCTGGAGCTGGCAGTCACCGGGGGGCATCACGCACACCGGCGACGCCGACCCGGACACCGCCTGCCGCTGCCCCCCGGTGATCACCTGATGACCATGTAGGAGATCAGGTACGACGCCCCGGACGCGGGCGCGCCGCCCTGGACCACGAACCCCTTGCCCGTGACCGAGACCGCGCCGCATCCGAACGCCACCGTCCCGGCGGTGTACCCGGCATCCACGACCACCGCCGACGGGGCGGCGGCCAGCGGCTGGCCGAACGTCACCGAGCACAGCGACCCGCCGGCGATCGACGCCGTCCCCGCGTTCAGGACGAACGACCCGGCCTGGTCATACCCGATCTGCGCGGTGACCGACCCGACCGTCCCGGCGCCCGGCAGCAGCGCCACCGTGGGCACGTTCCCGGCCGCGGCGATCCCGTTGTAGGTCGTGATCTGGCCGCCGAACGCCGTCGGCAGCGGCTCGGAATGCTGGCCGATCAGCGCCTGGCCCGGGATGTACGGCTTCGACGGGGGCGCCATCTCAGATCACCGTGGCCGGGCTGAGCGTCGCCAGGCCCGCGACCGTCGAGGACACCGCGCCGGACCCGGCGGTCTGCGCCCAGATCTGCCCCGTCGTCGCCGTCCCGGCCGTCACGCTGTAGCCGTAGAAGATCAGCGAGCCGCCCGGCTGGATCTGCGCGCCGGTCGTGCCGTTCGCGGAAGCGGACCCCATCCCGGCGTAGACCGCCGACGCCCCGGTGTTGATCACCACGACGTCCTTCAGGACGGTCCCCGCCGGGAAGGAGCCGAGCGGGCCGAACGCGGTGCCGCTGGTGTTCGCGGGATTGAAGACGATGCTCGCGGTGCCGGTGACGGCACCATTCACTTGCTGGATGCTCGAGAAAAGCTGGGGCACACGGCTCCGATCTTGCTGTTCTGGCGGCACGGTGCCGCGCGCTGGATGGTGCGGGCGACGAGCGGAAGCCCTGCGAGCCTGAGCCGGGCCGGGAGCGCATTCGGGGGTGTCTCCCGGCCCGGCCCAGTCATGTCACTCGCCGTCACTGTCTGTTGTGTGACGACTACGGGGAGTTACGAGAACGGGGCGGAATCGCTGTTCTGGAGTCCGCCGAGGTGCGCGCTGTACATCGGGGCATGTGCGACAAGTGCCTCGAAGCATAGCAGACTATACCTCCAGGTGACATCGATCGCGGGCCACGCCAAACTGACGTAATCCTGACATGTCGAGACTTCCCACGCATTCGCGACATTCGTCCACGACTGGGGGAGCTGGTAGGACAGGAGGGTCGCGTTCCCCTGCGGGTAGAAGGGATGCACGACCATCTTCAGGATCGACCGGGTCAGCGGGTTCTGGAACTGGGAGACGGCCGCGCCGACGGTGACGTCGCCGACCTCGCCCTGCTTGATGAACAGCTCGTAGGCGGTGCCGGTGCCCTGGGAGATGACGTCCTGGGACAGGTTCGCCAGGTCCGACCCGCTGGAGATGATCTCCGCCGGGTCGGCCTTGAACGCCCCCGGCGAGATGCCGGGGCTGTCGAACAGGGCCTTCAGCGCGGTGTAGATGGTGTTGTAGTTGAAGTGCAGGCCGACGCCGCCGTTGTAGTACCCGCCCTGCCAGCCGCTGGGATACACGCCAGCCTGCTGGGAAAGGCCGGACAGGACCGGGATGACGCCCTCGATGCGGGTGCCCTTGCCGGTGCCGCTGTCAGCGGTCGGCTGCGTGCTCGCCGCGGGAAGCGTCCCGCCCTGCAGGGTGTACTTCACCCCGCCGCAGGTGGCCAGCAGGTAGTAGGTGGAGGAGACCAGGCCCCAGATGCTGTACTGCATCGCGCCCGCGGACGGGGCGATCGTCACGTCCACGACCTGGCCCGCGCTGACAGTCACCGCGGTGCTCCCGGAGACGGCGGTGGTGCCGAAGTAGTTCGTGGCCGCGACCAGGACATGGTCGACGGTGGTGTTCAGCGCAGTCTCGTTGCTCTGCGCGTTCCGGACGGTGCAGGTCGGGGCAGCCGGCGTCGCCAGGTTCTGCGCAGAACCGGCGATGAGGGCGTACTCCTCGGCGAGCATCATCTCCTGAAGCATAATCAGGTTGGCTCACTGTTGTTACTCACTGCCAGCGCCGAGATGATGCGGCGTCGGCAGCGGGCCAGGCCGTTTCTGTTCCGCCTAGCTCCGCGCCTTTGTCATTGAACGCGGGTCGGACCATGTCATGATCTGACTACTGCGAGCCGGGAAGGCTGCCGCGAGGACGGGCGCCGCCCTGCGGGCGCATCGGAATGCCGCGCCGGCGCATCTCCAGCATGACGTACGAGCGGCTTACCCCGTAGGAGCCGGCCACCTGCTGCGCGTTCATCCCTGAGTTGTACCGGTCGGCGAGATCGGCCATCCCGGGCATGACGCGCTTGTTGTTGACCGTTTCGGGATGCTCGTGCATCCACTTCCCGTAGCACTCTGAACTGCAGAAACGCGCAGGCTTGCCGCCGTTCCGCTTATGGAACGTGACGGGTGCGCCGCACTGCTCGCACCCGATGGTCGCCGGGCCGCCGCCCCAGTTGGGGTTGAGCGCACCAACGTGGCCATCGCGGTTCAGCCGGATCAGCACGGTAGGCGCGGCCTCTGGCACGAGGCCGTTCTCCCTCATCACCCGCCGCACTGCGGCGTCGGGATCGGTGCGCGCCTGATGGTTGCTGAACCAGTAGACCCGGTAGCCCGCGGCTTGCAGCGCTGCCGTCTTGCGCTCACGGCGCAGTGCGGCCCGCGTCTCGCCGGGGCTGTTGGTCACCTCGATGACGACCGGTTTCTGCTTCAGTTCGATGTCCGCCTCGTACCTGTCCCCAGCCGGGTGAGACTGCGTCTCGAAGCTGAGGCGAGCGCGGATGAGTGCCTGATGGAACATTGCCTCACACGGCGTGTTGATCACACTGGTGCTCGCTGGCTGGCGGGCATCCGCGCAGTCCGCGGGAGGGTATTCCAGCTCGTCAGATCCCCTGCGTATGGCCTCTACGGCTCGCCCGCTGCGTAGCGGGATTGCCTCGGCGTTACCCATGGTCCTGATGATATCAAATCAGGGTGAAGGGCTTTCACCGATACAGCAGGGTTATTCACTCGCGCGTCACCGCGCGAGGCCCCAGGTCAGTTTAGGGCGCTGATGTCCTCGTAACCCTGGCCGGCGAACTGCGCCAGCCACGAGAGCTGCTCGGTGACGCCGTAGAAGCGGTAGGG